TAGGGTGCCCTGACTCCTGAGCAACCTCTAACGCCCCGTCTAGCGCCTCTCTGCCCTTGTCTATGAGCGAGTACAAAGACCCTCTGGTATATTCGTAATCTTTTGTCTGGTCGTCTTTATCTGCTGTTGGCGGTACTGGTTTAGATGGTTCAATATCAGTAGATTCAACTTCAATGTCAAATAAATCTTCCATATTATTTTCAAACTTACTCATAATAGTTCAATACCTTCATTAAATCCAAAGTCGTCTGTACTAATAATTAGTTCATCATCAGCAGTTGTGATCTGCCCGTCACCATTCTTATCTTCCAATGCCTTGGGAGAGTAACTGTAAGCAGCAGTTCTTTTACTAGCAGCGAGATCACCCAATGATTCGTAAATAGTAGCTTTACGAATAATTCCAGTATTAGTATAAGGACCGTAAATATAAGACTTGGCGGTAAAGTTTAATGTCCACACAATGCTTCTACGATCTAAAAAATTATCATCCCAGTCATCTTCGTAATTGATATTGTTCAGTACAATAGCAATATCTTTTTTCTCATCCATGTCTGTAACCATGTTGAGAGTAATATTAAAGTTAGGTTGAAAAAATGGTAAAATTTGTTCGAGAATTTGTAGACCATCATCTTGAGATTTGCCAATAATTCCTAGTTCAAATGACATGTCATAAGGAATTGGAACATACTGAGTTTTAACTTCCGAACCATCCTCGGCAATAGTTGTTCTATATTTTTGTACAGGACTTGTCTTACGAGCATTATCGTAAGTAATAGCAGTCATCTCAAAATAAAGACGTGGTATTGTGATAGCAACCTTATTAGATACATCTGGATTTTGCTCTAGACGTGTCAAAAATTTCTGCTTAGGTCCATAAGCAAGAGGAACTTTTTCAACCTCAAGTACAGAACCTGTACTTGGATCTACTTTCTTCAGTTCGATATTATTGAATAACGTACCAAAACCAACTACCGTTTTACGTATAGCTTCGTTATAGAAATGTTGACCAAGCATTAGAATGAATCCATAAAGTTGCCATACTCACCGAAGGGATTAACTTCTCCCCAATCAATAAGGTTATCAGCCTCATCTTCAATTTCGGAGTTTTGATCGTAGGCGCTGTTGGTATTATTTAGAGTGTTAAACGACTCGGGACTCCAAGTAGCACCTGAAGTTAGACCAGTAACTAGTTCAGCAGTTGTGAAGGTTCCTGTTCTGTTGATGACTTCCAAGGCACGTGTAGCACTATCCCAAGACTTGACATCTGCTCTATTGTCTTTGGGTGAGTAATCAATAGTGACAGTTGGAGCACTAGTATAACCAGCACCACCATCTGTGATGACAACCCCAGTAATAAGACCAGCAGCAGAAACCGTCGCCGTGCCCGTAGCATCTGTAGTTGCTCCTCCGCCAGAGAATGTAACAGATGGTGGTAGTGATTGGTTGTAGTACAAACCAGTGTCTGTCATTACTACACCATCAACAGCATCACCACTAATAGTTGATGTTGCCTTAGCAAGGAACTCGTCACCTACAATTTCTTCTCCTACAACAAAGTCTCCTGTACCACCAGGATCCATAAACAGTTTAATGGAACTAGACTGGGTTGTTTCAATTACATCAATTTCAGCAACACCTGTCTCGATGCTATCACTGCCAACCTCATAGATCTCAGCAGTCATTGTGTAGAATTGAAGTTTGCCCATCTGATAGAAAGGTTGCTCTCTTTCTACAAATTTGATCTCATACAAATCTTTTGTCAACGGGAAATACAATAGATCTCCCTCGTTAGGTCTGTTATCTAATGTAAGAGTAGGAGCATGTTCAGTTACTTCTTCATCCCAACGTCTTGTAGAGACTCGAAACTTTACTTCATCTGTAATACGCAGACCGAACTTACTGATAAATTCAGATGTTTCTCCAAAACCTGTTACGTTCTCTAGAAGCATTTCAATCTGAAATTGTTCCTGATACTTTGAATAGATGATGTCATCTAAAGTATTATCTTTCAGGATTGTTCTAGGTAGGTAATAGATATCCGATCCGAACAGTTTGATCTGCTCGTCAACGAGATCCTGTACGAGATTTTGCTCGCCAGAAAAACCGCTATAGTAAGTGGGAAAGTAAGGACTAGTAGGCATCTTATCCGATCATATCCATTGGTGGAAGGGAATACTTGGACAGCATTTCTGACTCAAGTGCTTGAACTTCTCTGTTACCATCATCCCAGATCTGACGACCGTTTAGGGTGATGCCACCAGGAAGTTGAACATTGTTGAATTTAATGAGGTTTGCTCCCCACTGTCTTTTCATTAAAGCAGTGGTATACCTTTTGAGAAAACTATCATTATATACTTGGGTATATGTATCTGGATCTATAGAACCCCAACAATCAATCAGAATCCAGTTTCCTTCTTTAAGTCTATTGACATCAATATCAACATACAATCTATCTTGTCTCTTCGTAAATCTATACTGTACAAAAGCACCAGTATTGATAACTTGATCTAGAGTTTCAAAATATTGTTTGACCATATAATAATTAGTAAGGTCAAAATTTCCCATCTTGAACCCATTCGAGAAGGAAAACATATCCATCAAGAAGTATTGGTTTGACATCCCAAATAAGTTGTTACGAACAAAGTTCGATGACACGCCAAATACTTTACTAACACCCATTACATGACTTGGGATTTCTAGAAAATTTTTCCTATGCTCCCATCCAGTAGCATCAGGGTCTACAGTTTGAGTAACTTCATTCTGTGTGGTAAATCTAGTGACATCCGAATCAGTAATGTTATGCTTCAGATACATTTGTTCAAGACCATCAAAATGATGCTCATGATAAAACTGGATAGCATCATCTACGATGTCACTTGTCTGCTCATCAGCAATGTTGATTTGTAGAACAGGAGCACCTAATTGACGTTTACAATAATCAATTAACTCCTGTCTTGTACTTGGCGCTGCCATTTACCTACTACATAGATTCCCTAATACTATTTATGGAAGGTTATTTTAGGAAACCATTAAAAATTAATCACTCTGCCGGTGGTTCTTCAGATGCTTCTGTTTCTTCTTCCTTTGGATTAAGCAGTTCCAAGGTTTCCATTCCGCCTTGGAGTTTTAATTTATACTCTTTCGCCTTAACAAGGTTCACTTCTAGTTCGGCAATTTGCTTATCGGTACTAGCAATTTGCTCTTCAAAATTTGTTCTAAGTTGTTCGGTGTCCATAGTAATCAATTTGATTGTGTGTAATAGTATTTATCGAGATGGTAGATTTGGCGTGGTTACTTCAATTTGATAAGGAAGCAAATTTTCTGGAATACTAGCATCATCACTAATGACAACATTTAAATGAAATCCTTCTTTCCAAACATAGTTTTCAAAATCAGGTTCCATTTCTCCTTCTGGACTAGCAGAAAGTGGTTGAACATCCGGATCATAAAATTGTCCAGCAACATCAATATGTCCTTTACCAGGAACATCCATAATAGTGTCTCCAGTTACGGGATCTGTAAAGCAATACCCCACAGATCTACAAATTTCGTAACATTCTTCCCTATTTTCAAATTTGAAATAATAAACCGTAGATGCCATATCCATTTCTCGTAACAATATTATTTAGTATATGAAAAATAATACAATTAAGGTGCTGGAGCAATAAGCATAATTGTTACAGAACCATCAACAGTAGTGATAGTACCACCACCTCCTTGTTGTGATCCTCTAAGTCTTATACTACTTGTCACATTAAATATTTGACAACCACCATCACTAGAGGTATTATGGGTGCCACCTTGTATCGCGTTCCCCTGTCTATTGTAGTTAGACAAGTACATTTCTGATTGTACTGACCCATCAATGACCCATTGGAATCCAGCGTTACATCTGGCGCTGCCGCCATCCACAGCAACTTGAAAACAACACTGATACAATCCTTGAAAATCCGGATCAATATTGATTTGGGTATTAGAAACTGTCAAACCATCAAAATCGCTAAAACCTAATGTCATCTGATCGACATAATTGTTGGCATTAACGTTATTGGTTCCGTTACCAAGAATAATTTTAGCACATTTGCCAAAAACAGTTCCTGATGGTTTGATATCGTTATTACTATAATCTACTACAGACGTTGATGCTGGAATAGTATCTACGTATAAATCTCCTGTTGCCATTTTATTAAGCTCCTAATCTCCAAATTGTGATGTAACTATAAGATGGAATAATTGTTGTATTAATTCCGGTATTTCCAAATCTTCTGAATTCCATTCTAATACCAGAACCCACATTTAGTTGGTAAGCAGTAACAAGTTCTGTACTAGCCTCATTATGACCCGACGCCATTCTCATATAAGAAGATAATGAATTTTCAACTTGTCCTGAATAAGCACCAGTAGACCCGGTGAGACTAACACCAAATCGAAATCCTGGTACATCTCTTGCCGAGGCATTATTGAATGCTACATTTGCTGAAACAATATATAATCCTGCTTCAGGAACATTGATATAATTTCCATCGTGAGAAAACCCACCTTCGTTGATTACCGGCGACGTATCAAACACGGTTCTATGTGTGAAACTAGAGGCATCGTTGGGGTTTGAGTTGGCAGTTAATCTCGTCATGAAATAAGCAGATGACGAATATACACTGGCAGCGCCACCAGCCCCTGATTGGGCAACAGAACTCGCTTTAATTGTATTTACTGTTAATGGCATTATTATTGTCCCGAAAATTTAAACATCATAATGTGACTATTGTCAACAAGTTTTAGGGTATTTGAACTATTATATCCAGTATAATTTCTAAATTCCAATCTCAACAAATCTCCTGCGTTCAAGTCATACATTGTACTTATTCCAGTTGATGCTCTAACCTGATTGGCGTAATCTCTCATATATGAAGATCTAGATTCTTCGACTTGAGCAATGCCATTAATTGACCAACGATGCCACATAGTACAACGATAATTATCTTGGGTAGTTGATGCTGCCGTTTGATCTTCATGAATCATATTACTCGTAACAAAATACCTTCCCGCTTCGGGAATTGTAATTGCTTCCGAAGTAACTCCGAAACCACCATTATTGATCAACGCACTAGTATTAAACACACTTCGCTGAGCCCAAGCGTTTCCCATAGTACTAATATCACTAAAGAGTACTGTTCTTAATTTCAAACATGGTAACACAGCGCCAGAAGCACCAGCATCTCCATAATATAAAGTACCTACTTCAATTGTGCTCATTGTAGAAACCTATCTTACAGTTATATTTATCAAAGAATTTTCCAAACACCATTTACGGTAATTGTTCTTCCATTAGCAACAATAATATCTCCAACCGAGAAAGCATTTGTTCCAGCTGGGATAGTAACATTTTCATCAATAGTTTGACCAGAAGATTTGATGATGCCATAAGTATCAAGATATTGAGCAGAACCATTGACAGTAAATCCGTCTTTAAGTTCGAGGTCTCCTGTAATCTCAGCACCACCAGTAGAAACTGTTACAGCACCTTCTAATCTAGAAGTACCTTGAACACGTAGACGACCAGTCTCGCCAGCATCTGTGAAGTCTTCGCCAATATCAAGAGTGTATATAGGAGTAGTTTCGCCAATACCAACTCTAGAGTTTCTATAGATATCGGTTCCGGATTCGGACCATCTAGAAGCAATAAATTCGGCATTATTTTGAAGCAACAAACCATTGAAGTTGATGTTGCCCTGAATATTCAAAGCATACTCTGTAGTTGAGTCACTGGGATTAATTAGGATACCAGTTCCAATACCGATCTGACCATCACCGATAAAAACATTGCCACCATGAGGATTAGCATGATGAGGAGATCCACTAAAAACCCTAAAGTTCTTACAATATAGATCTTGAGTTCCA